AAATGTTAGCAAGCGTATCTACTCTTTTCCAGTTTGTTCCATCTGAAAAAGCATATACTTTTGCACCAGCAGCACCATTATCCACATAAATTAAAACGCCTTCGTTTCCTGCTGCAGTTAATGTATTTGTACCATCTGTTACTTCAGTTGAGTTCGCACCAATTGAATAAGTATTTTTTCCACCTTGTTGCGTGTCACCTGCATTTTTATTTGGGCCACCAATAAATCCGTTGATCGATGTTACTGGGCCTTTGAATGTAGTATTTGCCATTTTATATACTCCTAGTAATTAACGAACATAGTCTCTAGGTCGTCTATCATACTAGTCTATGTTCTGGTTAGTTGTATGATAACTTAAATATATATAAATTTTTTGAAAAGCGCAAGGAATCCTTAGGAATAAAACTAAGTTTTTAAAATTAAAGACTAGAATCTTGCTAGTTGTGCTTCTGCATCTTTAATTTTAGTGATAAGACTTTTAACCTCTTTATCAATTTTGACCATATTCAAAGTATACTTTTTTTCTTTGTTATGATCGTTGCTCCACCTCTGATCTAGAGATTTCTTCTGTGCGTACAGGTTCGCTATAGTTGCTTGAAGTTCCGCCATCTTCTATCTCCTCGTATGTTACACGTAACGATTTATTATCGTAAAATGTGTTATACTCAATTTTTATATCATTTTTTCGGATCTTGTCAATAATAGCATTTTCTATGCCATCTGAGGAATCTTCGCAAAATACGTTGAATTCCATAAAGTATCCATAGGCGAATATTTTAACGTGGAATTTTTTCATAGTTTTAGGGCAAAAAAAGGGGGCGATTGCTCGCCCCCTAAATATGTGGTTATCAGATATTACGCACCTGGTGAGCCGAAAATACCTCTAGGGTCTGAGAATCCAAAAGAATATCTCTCTCTAGCTTTGTATCTAACATTACCAGTGTCGAAATCACCTTCCATCGCAGTTTTGATTGGTGCTCTGACAAACATCTTCATACCATTTGGTACATCTGTTTTGATAAAGAACGCATCTGGGTCAGTTAAAAAGTTATTAACTACGTATCCTTGTGGAATCATCCCCATTGATACTACCGCGTTGATATCATTGTCAGCAGTTCCAACTCTGTTAGCGGACTTCATTAATCTTTCCGCTGTGAATTGTAATTCACTAGGAATGATCATTTTCACTCCTCTAGCTGCTATTTTTAGACCTCTTTCGTCTGTCATTTGAGCAATATCAATAATTGCTTGCTCTAATGATGTTTCGTTAAGATCTGCTGAAGTTGCCAACTCATTTGAAAATGAACCTGCAACAGTTGGGTGATCAGTAGCACATAGCTCCTTACCATCTCCACCTGCGTTTGCAGCATTAAATGCGTTGTTCAACACAGCGGCAGCTTTTACCTGCTTAGTGTTTGCCATAGATCTTGCTAATGCCTTTGTATATCTAGACGCAAGTCTGTCATACAAGTTATCCTCAATCGCTTCTTCAGTGATTGCGAATCCAAGTGCTATGGTTTCGTGATTATAACGAGAAGTGAAAGTCTCTTGTGCATCATCAAATGATATACCTTGACCTTCTGCTTTGACTTGTGCGTTTGCAAATCCAGAAAGCATTACTTCTTCTTCGAATGCTCTGTCTGAATTCTCAACATCGTAAATCTCTGCGTGTTGATTCTCGTATCTTTTGTATTCCAGGCCGAATAAAGCATTTAAACCTGGCTCTAGTTCTTTGACTAGCTGTGAACGTGATATGGCCATTGTCTATCCTCCTTATATGCCTGTTGCCAAAGATCCAACTAGATACTGGTGTAAGTTAACTTTTACGATAACTGAACAGTTCGCAGCTGTTTGATCTTCGTTTTCTGGATCTTCAGCGATTCTAACAATTCTTAATTGCTTCGCAGTTAAAGCTGCTGTTGCAATACTGATTTGTACGCTTGATAATCCTGTTGATGTACTACCTGCAGCAGCAGTTGTTGCATAAGTTTGTCCAATTTTGGATTGTCTTAAAGCAACTGTACCGCCTAGTGTAGCGTCCGTTGCAACGATGTATTCTTGAAAAGGGTCATCGTTGACAAATGCCGTCACGTCTTCACTATTCGCAGGTGTTGTTCCTGTTGGAAAGAAATTACTAAAAGTTGGTTTCTTTGATGTAGCATCTGTGTATGTTACACCATTTAAAGTTCCAACCATAGCAGTTCCAGCAGCAGCAGTAGTTATATAACCACCAGTTGCAGCATGGATATTTACTTTTACAGGTTCACCTTGAAATATATTAGCACCATGACCAGCATCTATTTGGTATTTAGATTGACCTTGAATAGCAGGTGTGTTTCCTACTCTCATTGCCATCTTTAGACCAAACCCTTGACTGTTTTTGTTTGCCATTTTTTTTCCTTATATATTTTTCGTTGGATAGGAATTGCTAAAATTAGCTTTTCTTTGTACCACCGAAGGTTACACGTGTCTGCCTATCTTGATTAATAGGCATACTTGGGTGCTGTTCCTTCATAAGATCGTTGTTTACTGCTTCATCTTTTTCACGTGCCATACGAGCATAATACTCGTCACGTTGTTTTGCGATCTCTTCCGATATCCTTGCCAGCACAAGGCCTCCGCTCCCGATCATACCTGCGTATTTTCCTTCAGTATAGCTGTTAAAATGTTGTCCTGGATAAGCGTCCGCTCTAACCAGTGACCAACCAGCTCTTAATTTATTGGTTATATTGTTTGAGTTGTCTTGACCTCTGACTTCAGTTGCCAACCATCTCTGTCTATAACCGTCTGGCGCAGGTGGTGCTTCCAGAGCATTGGGTGGAGTCCAAACTTTTGGTTTTTCTTCCGCTTGCCTACTTTGGCTTGCGCGAGAGGTTTTTATTGTTTCATCTGTCATATGCTTTTGCCCTCCTTCGCGTATTTTTCTCTTGCATAATCTTCTAGTGACACACCTATTCTTTTAGCAATTGCTACTTCTGTGGGTGTGAGTGACACAGTTTTGTTGCGTCCTGTTGCAGCTGGACGTTTAGCTGAAGCTACAGTTTGAGCAGGTCTTGCTTTTTCTGTAGTAGTATTCTCGACCTTATCAAATTTAGATGGGAATTCAACCCTTAATCTGCGATCTAATTCGTTAAAATATTCGTCAGATGAGCCATCATACCCTTCACTCATAAGATCGTCGTGAATGTCATAAGCAGTTGCCGTCATACCTTTTACCTTACCAAACCAAGATTTATTGTTATCTATCCAATCTTGAGTTTTCTCATCAATAGGTGGTCTTTGTTGTGGCACTGGTTGTTGTTGAATGTTTTCTGTCTCTTGCTTCTCTGGTTGAGATGCTTTCAAATCAGCTAGTCTAGCTTCTTCATAGCCTAATCGTGAGATTTCTTTTTGTGCTTCTACTTCAGCTTTTAAATCTCCATCCTCTCTAGCCTTTGCTAATTTAGCTTGAGACGCTTGTAAGCCAGATTGTATTCTGCTTTCAACTTCAGAAACATAGTTGGTATCTAATTTTTCTAGTCTACCTTTTAATCTGTCTCTTTCTTCCATTATAATTCTAACGTATGAAGAGACTTCATCTCTTTGTCTTTCAGCTTCTCTTCTTTTAGCGACTTCTTTTCCTATTCTTCGCTTTACATTAAAACCATACTTTTTAATTTCTTCTTCTGAAAATCTTTTTTCTTTTTGTTCTGTTGTTTCTTCTACCGCTTCTTCTTGAACATTAGGCTGCTCATCAGATTTCGTAGATGTATCATCGGTGCTAGCACCGTCTTCAACTTTTGTTTCAATTTGATCTTCATTTGTTTTTTCCGTTTGTTGTTCATTTTCATTTTTAGATTCTTCGACAGGTAATTCAATCTCTGCGCCTGGGCCCGAAGTATCTATATCAACTGTCTTTTCTTGTTCTACCATTTTTCCTCCTTAAATATAATGCAATACAGATTCGGGGTCAGAAATAGTTCCTAACACTTCATCGTCATTTAGTAGTCTAACTTCACCACCTTCTATAGGTAATCTAGAGCCTGCATATCTAGCAAAGATTACCCAATCACCTTCTTTACACCACTCACCTGTTGGAAATTTTTCTGGATCATTGTAACAAAGAGGCCCTAATTTAATTACATAACCGCAGTTAGTTGCAGTTCTTAATTTTTCTAAGGATTCTTGTGCAATGATAATACCACCTTTTGTTTTTTCTTTTGGTGTAAAAGGTAATACTAATATTCTCCAACCAGATGGTTGAGGTAATTTTGAAACTAAATCTTTTATATTATCTGGATTTAATGGTTCTTTTTCTTGTTTATCTTTGTATGCTTCTTTAACTTCTTCTGCCCATTTCTCTTCTAAAGCTAGTTTAGTTTTGGGGACTTTCTTTTCCGAGTTCGATAATGTTGTCATCTTTTGTTTTTTGCTCCTTTGGTTCTAGCAGGTTAGAGATTTCCTGTAATATCATTTGGTAGGCATGTGCCTGTCCTAACATATACTTGTATTTTTCCATGTTGTCAACACCACCAGCCACCATCGCATCAGCAACATTGTTATGATTTGTTTTTAAAAATTTTTGTACTTTTTGTATTAGTTCTATATCATTCATGCTTTTCTAGTTTTCCTTATTGATTCTTTACCTTTCTTAAAAATAGCAGCGACTTGTGTTTTACCCATAACTTTGGCACGCTGTTCTCCAACAGTTAAAATTTGGATTTTTCTTGCAAACGGTTTAGATATCTTCTTAACTTTTGCAACAGTCTTACGAGCATCAGTAGGAGTCGCAAACTTAATTCTAACAGTATCTTTAGGATTCTCATCTGTGTAGAGCCTCCTACCAGAGCCTTTAGGCTTTTTTCCCGTTCCCGTTTTTGGATCTGCCACCTAGGACTCCTTTCAATAATTTAGCTTGTTTAGCATGTGTTTTAGAGGCTTTTTGTAAACCTTTCATCACCTTTTTTATTTTTGCTTTTTTCATTTTTTCTCCTTGTACTTTTCTCTCCAATAATTTTTTCTTTCTAGTAATCTAATTTTATATTCTAAGTTATCAATACCTAAAATCTTTTTGATGAGTTTAATCATATTTTAAATTCTTGTAGAACTTGTAGTTTATCTTCTGCTTCAGCTATCTTACCAACTAGCTTATCGCACTCTTCAATATGTTGGGGATGTTCACCTATTGCTACAGGTTTTTCTAAATAAATTTTTAAGGTAGCGTCCGCTTCTGAAATCTGAGCGTTATATTTATCTTCTAATGCTTGTAGTATTGCTCTTTTAAAATCTGCCATTTAACATTTCCATCTTCTACGAGCCTGTCTTAGTCTTGAATTAGGATCTCTCGCAGCTTTTGGAAATTTTTTCATTTGGCCTGCGCTTCGCGCACAAAAAGACTTACGTCTCTTGGCAGCTTTAGATCCTGGTTTGACTTTACCAGTCACCGCTGTTTTTAATTTAGAGCCAGGATTTAATCTTCTATAGGCTTTGACCCCAGCTTGTGTCATGCCTGCGCCCGATTTTGTCGAACGAAAATTCTTTTTATTTCTTGGTGGCATCGTGCCTTTTGATAATTCAACTCTCATCATTAGAAGTAAGTCATCCTTGTCATATCAACAATACCACCAGTTGATTTTTTTGTTCTCTTAGCGAATGTTGCTGCCCTAGAAGGTTTTGGCCCTGTATTAGCTACAGCCTGCTTTCGTCTGACGGCACCCGCACGTTGCCCTTTGGACATCGCTCTTGCTTTCGCAATGGGCACGCATTTTGGATAATTTTTTCTTTTTTCTCCACCACTTCGCCCACACTTCGGGTACGAACCATCGGATCGCTTGTTTGCAATATCGACCCAATTCTCTTTTACCCATGCTCTTAATCCTTTTTTGGCCATTAGACCATCCTAGTTCTTTTTTCTTTTCCCTTTAGGATTGCTCCACAACCTTTTGCTACTGCTCCACCTTTGCTATACATGCCACGCATCATTCCACCACCCATAGCTTTTTTACGGCTACCTTTTTTACCACCTGGTGTAATTTTTCCAGAGCATACTCCAGAAGCATACATGTTTGCATACGCAGAAGGATATACCTTAAACTTACGTTTTGCTGCAGCTTTACCTTTAGGACACAACTTTGCCATTATTTTTTCTTCTTCATTTTTTTCTTTTTAGCAAGATACGCTTTTAAACCTGCGTTTATCTTACCGCCTTTTTTTGCTTCTACTCTTCCAAGATCTTTTGCACCTTTTCCGTCAGCAGCAAAGAAAGGAACTTTTTTTCCGCCCTTATTTACCATTTTTAATTTAGCCATTATTTTTTTCCTCCGTTTTTAAATATTTGTGTACCCTTTATACCAAAAATTGATCCAACGA